GCTGATTACATCGGCAATAAGAAGCTAATACCAATGCTTGAAAAGATTGCTGCTAACCCAAAGCACACCGGCACATTAACGATGGGCAACTTGGATCAGTACTCAAAAGCAATGGGCCTAAACCGCATGGAAGACCTTTTGTTTGATGCATCCAACACAAACAACCTAAAGGACATCTTGCGAGTTATTGTGCCGTTTGGTAATGCATGGACGGAAGTTGTTGGCCACTACATAACTAACTCAATGACAGACGGCATTCAGAAGTACCGCTCATTCCAGCGCTTCTATACCGGAGCGTCTAACGCAGATCCGGACCAAGATGGTCGTGGATTCTTCTACAAAGACCCACAAACAAATGAGCTCATGTTCTCTTTCCCAATGTCAGGGGCAATCTCAAAGATAGTCACAGGTGGAGACTATGTTGCTGGACTGTCCGCTCCTGTAAAGCGTTTGTCACAGGGTATTAACGTGTACCCAGGTATCGGACCATTTGCTCAAGTAGCTGCAGATAGGTTGATCGCTGACACTCCAAAGAACGACGAAATTAGGGCAATGCTGTTGCCTTACGGCTCACCTAACAGCCTTAATGACATCCTGCCCGGATGGGTTAATAAGGTTAACGAAGCATGGACAGCTGACAAAACAAAGACGACTGGCATCTATGCAAACACGTACTTTGAAACAATCAAGGCTGAAGCCAACACTGGACAGTACGATCTTTCGCTTCCAGCAGAAGTGGAACGACTAAAAGATAATGCAGCAGGAAAAGCTAGGTGGATCACAATGATGCGTGCTATGTCGCAGTTCTTTGGTCCAACATCTGGTCAGTCAGAGTTCAAGATTCCAACTGATCAAGGCGACGTGTACGTTCGTGAGATTGTTAAAGAGTTCTACAACATGCAACTCGAAGACTATGACTCTGCGGTAGAACGCTTCCTAAGTTTGCATGGCGAAAATGCCGCCCTTTACGTATCCTCAAAGAGCAAGGCAAACCAGCCAGGTCTTGAAACGACAGATGACTTTAACGACTGGACTCGCAATAACGAAGAGCTAATTAGCGCCTATAGTCGTACCGCCAACTTCTTGGCTCCATCGTTTGGTGAGTTTGACTTCAAGGCTCAAGAGCGTCAAATCGAGAGCGGCAGAAGAGAAGCACTTAACGCAGACGAAATGATTGCGCTTGCTCAAAACCGCATTGGTTCGTCTCGCTATCGAGCAGCCAAGCTGGCTCTTGGACCATACCCGTCAAAGGCTGATGCAGAAAGACTTGCAGCTTTCCGTGTTGGTCTTAGCGAAAAGTACCCAGGGTTCAAGCCAAAGGCAGAGTTCGTAACCAACCAGTACGAGAACGACTTGGTTGAGTTGGCAAAACTTGTTGATGACCCACGAGTTGGATGGAACCCGGCCGTGCCAACAATCAAACAGTACCTAAAACTTCGTGATGCAGTATTGGCCGAGTCGGGAGCAAAGACTTTGCAGCGAAAGAGTCTTACTACTAAACGACAAGAGTTGTTCTTGGCTGGTGAGTCGCTAGCCAAGTCAAACCCTTATTTTGATAGAATCTGGCAGCGTTTGCTTGCACGAGAAGTTGAGGACTGATGGCCGGAGAAGTAATACCAACACAGGAAGAGTTCCTTAAAAAGGTACAGGAGTGGTCAGACAAGAAAGGCCGCAAGCCAAACACAGTTGAAGCTCGTCAAATATGGGCTGACATGCTTGCTGAAGGCACCGCTCAAACAGACGAGGAACGTGCACGTCAAGAAAAGATTGAAAAGCAAGAACTTACTGATGCTGGATTGAATTCATTGGCTGCGCAGTTGGTTGGCCAAAGCCAACAAGCTATGCCAGCTGTAACTGAGCAACCGGCGATAGTACGCCCAGTAGCAGCAGATTCAAAAAACCTTCTTGATCCATTGACCGGTAAAGCCATTAAGGGAATTGACAGAGGCACCACCACCGGAACGTATAACTACTCTGGCATGAACTTGGTTGACGAGAATGGGTATATCACCCAGTCATCAGTTACAGATCTCGGTGAAGCTACAGCAAACGTTCTGTTCCAAGAAATGAACGTGAAGGGAACACTGCCTAAAACCCTTTTAGCACTAAAAGCTAGTGGTCATTACTATGGCAAGTCGCCATCACAAATGGCTTTATCTGGACAGGGCATGACCTCAACCGACTATGCAGCTTGGAACTCTTTTATTAACTCTGCCAACCTGGCTAGGTACACACCAAAGGGATATCTGGCAAAGATAGAAAAGAATCCTGGAGCTTTCTCTATTGAAGGCGGCAGCGGTTCTGGTAGCTCTATTGCTTACCCAAACGAAATGGATATAAGCCGCACACTCCGCAATGAATCGTTTGCTGCCCTTGGACGCCCAATGACCCCAGCAGAAATCAGGGTTGCAATCAACTTTGTAAAGCAGTCTTACGCTTCTGCCGGTGGTGCAGGTGGCGAGCAAGCACCGAGCTTGCAGGCTGCTGCGGAAACTGCAGTTGCTAAAACATCAGGAGAAGAAGGAGCCGTCTATAGTCTTGGTATGGCTCTAGACAGAATGTTCGCTGGGCAAGGTTCTGTCTAATGGCTACTAAGAAAATAACAGCAGCCGATAAGGCAAAGAACGCAGCTGAAAAAGCAAAGAACGTAGAGGCGCAGAAGCAACAGCTTATTGCGCGTTATCCTGCGTTTAAGGGTCTGTTTAACGGCAACGCCGAGGACATGGCAAAGATTGTCTCGGAGTTTGGCCAAGACCTTGTAGACCTTCTCTTGTCCGTGGTGGAAGACGGAAAGAAGAAGCCAGAGAACAGGCAGTTTGATTTCACCAGTCAGGCTGGTTTGGATGCATGGAGCGCAAAACTTGCCGCAACCAACTACTACTCAAACACTACGAAGACACAGCGTGCATTTGAGTTAAAGGCTGAGACTGATAAAGCTCAAGAAGTAAGCGACATGGTCGACCAGATCGCTACTGCGTACGGAGACCTAAAGCTAAGTCGTCCAGTTCTTGAAAAGATTGCCGGACAGGCTCTGCGTAGTGGGTATCAAGTTGGATCTATCTCTCTCGATTACCTAATCAACAAGCAAGCACTTGCTACCCCGTCCGCAGCAGACCCAACAGTATCCGCTCTTGCTGGCAGTAATTCAGTAAACGAACTGATGACTATTGCCAAGAACTATGCCTACACACCTGCTGACATAAAGAAGCAGCTAGAAGCTGTCCTGACTGGAGGCACTTATAACGGTGTTGTCTTGACCAAGGACGGGTTCACCAACATGGCCAAGCAGCAAGCTATTGGTATGTATGGGCACTTGAAGGACCGCATCGATGCAGGTTCAAGTCTTGAAGATATCTTTGCCGGGTATCGCAACAGGATTGCAACTCTTCTTGAAGTTGACCCTAAGTCTGTGCAGATTACAAACCCGCTATACGCAAAGGTTCTTGGTTCCTCTGAGACTGGACAGATGAGTCTTGCTGACGCAGAAACACTAATAAAGACTGACGAGCGTTACGGGTACCAGTACACAAAGAAAGCTAACAGGGACGCAATGAGCATCGGTAGTTCGCTGGCAAAAATGTTTGGAGAGTACAAGTAATGTCTGACATTGGATTGGGTGGAGTTGATGTTTCTCTTGGCCTAGAGCAATTTAATGCTGAACTAGCAGCCTATTTTGCAACGCCTGAGGGCCAACAGGCAGCTGCTGACATGGGCCTTGACCTAGGCGTGGCAACTCCAGAAGTCACTACTACTCCTGGAAGCCCAACAAAGCCAGAAGAACCAACGACTATTACTGACCCATGGGGCCGAGACCCAAGCAATCCAAACTACGGAGTTGACCTTGAAGCAAAGCGCCAAGACGCTCGCATGTCAATCAAGGCGTTGCTGGCTAGGTACCAACTTGATTCTTTGTTTGACACCGTCTGGGGGAATTACACCTCAGACATGGTTGACTACAACGACACCGATGCTTTGGCTATGTCGATTAGAGAAACCGAAGCGTACAAGACAAGATTTGCAGGCAACGAGGCACGTCGTGCCAAGGGTCTCGGTGACCTGAGTCCGGCAACGTACATAGCATTAGAAGACTCCTATAAACAGACGATGAGATCGAATGGCATCCCCACGGGTTTTTATGATGACCCAACAGACTTCGCTCAGCTGATAGCTAACGATGTTGGTGTAGCTGAATTCAATGATCGAATTAGTTACGCAAGAAGTATATTACAAGATGCTCCTGCGTCCGTAAGAAACCAGATGGCTTCCCTCTACGGAATAACCGAAGGTCAGCTAATAGCGCACTTTATAGACCCAGAAAAAGCTGCTCCAATCCTACGAGAACAAGAGCGTGCTGCTCGTATCGGAGCTAAGGCTATGGAGAATGCAGGCATCCAGTTGACTGCAGTAACAGCTGAAGACTTGGCAAAGCGTGGCATAACCGAGGCTCAGGCTGGTCAGGGATTTGGAAACATCAACCAAATGGGCGAGTTGACCAAAACGTTTACGAACGAAGAAGACATTAGCCAGCAAGACATTGTTGCTGCTCAGTTTGGATATAACACAGACGCAGAGAAGAAGTTGATGAGACGTCGTGAACAACGCCTTGGTGAGTTCAAGGGCGGTGGCTCATTCACAAGAACAACTGGTGCAACTTCTGGGTCGATAGAGACCGGAATGGGTAAAGCACAGTAATCCTTGACACGCTTTAATATGCGTGTGATATATTAAGGACATCTCATTAGAGATACCTGTTGGAGAGTCCCTCGACTTCAACATGAAAAAAGAGGTGAGATTTGCAGCCGGTCTGGAACCTCCAACCAGAACGTGGGCAGAAGGAGTGGGTCATGTCAGATTCGATGGAAGAGTTCGAGGACGAAATTCAGACCGAAGGTACACGAGATCCAGTTCGCGCACAATTGCGCAAAGTGGAACAACAGTTGAAGGCAGCCGAGGCGAAAGCTAAGGAGCTCGAAACCGCAGCACGAGAGTTGGCCTTTGTGAAGGCGGGCGTTGATGTAAACGCTCCAATCGCAAAGTACTTCGTTAAGGGCTACGACGGAGAGTTGTCAGCAGATGCAATTCGTGTAGCAGCTCAAGAAGCAAATCTCATCAAGGTTGATAACAGCCAAAAGGCCACGCAAGCTGAACAGCAAGCATGGGCTAGGGTGAATAGCGCTTCGCAAGCAGGCGAGAAGTTCGAGCCAGTCACAGACTGGTCGGCAAAGATGTCGCAAGCCAAGAACCAAGCCGAATTGGATCAACTCATGGCACAGTACAACGCCGAAATGGCAAAAAACCAATTCTAACTTCCCCAGCCGGGCGCACTACCCACTGGGCTATCAATAAGGAAATACAGTGGCTTATACCCAACAATCGTCACTTGGCGTAGACCAGGCGGCATATGACCGGATGGCGTACTTCGCCCTCCGTTCGGAACTCTTGTTCGATCAGGCAGCTGACGTACAGGCAAGCAATCAGACCATGCCAGGTTCTTCGGTGATCTTCACGATCTTCTCGGAACTCGCAACCGCAACCACTCCATTGAGTGAAACTGTTGACGTTGACCCAGTCGCAATGGCTGACAGCAACGTGACCGTAACCCTCACGGAATACGGTAACACCATCAACACCACAGCCAAGCTCCGTGGCACAGCGTTCTTGGACGTAGATGCTGCTGCAGCCAACCTGATTGGTTACAACGCAGGTAACAGCATGGACGTAGTTGTCCGTGAAGTTCTTGCTGCTGGCACAAACGTGATCTACGGTGGTGGTGGAGCAACCCTCCCAAGCAGCCGTACCACTATTCAAACTGAAGACATCATCGCAGCGAACGACGTTCGTAAGGTGACTGCAGCTTTGCGTGGTGCAAACGTAAGCCCATGGTCCGGTTACTACATCGGATTTATCCACCCAGACGTTTCATACGACCTCCGTCGTGAGACCGGAAACGCTTCATGGAACGCACCACACGTACAAGTGGATACCGCCAACATCTACATGGGTGAAATCGGTACCTTCGAGTCGGTTCGCTTCATCGAGACACCACGTACCAAGTTGCGTGCAAACGCTTCAAACGGTTCAGGTGCAGCTGGAAACATCGACGTTTACGACACCTACGTAATGGGCCGTCAGGCACTTGCGAAGGCTTACTCGTTTGTTGATGGCAACGGTCCTGTACCATCAGTACGCCGTGGTCCAGTGGTTGACTCGCTCATGCGCTTCAATCCAATCGGTTGGTACTGGCTTGGTGGCTACGGCCTCTTCCGCGAAGCATCATTGCGTCGCATTGAGTCAGCATCGTCAATCGGTGTAAACGCTTAATCAGCTAGCTACATTGCTGTAAAGCAAGCAGGCCCCTCCGCTTCGGCGGGGGGGCTTTTGCTATACTCCACTAAGTCGAAAGGTTTTTATGTCAATCACTAACTACGCCGAATTAGCACTACTCAACACACTCCGCAACGTTTCGTTTACTGTTACCGGAACTTGGTTGAAGCTTCATACCGGTGACCCAGGTGAAGACGCATCTGCTAACGCCGCTGTCAACACAAGCCGTCAGTCAGTTTCATTTTCTGCTGCAGCATCTGGTTCGATGGCATCATCTGCAACGGTTAGCTGGACAAACGTTTCAACAACCGAAACCTACACTCATTGGTCATTGTGGGATTCAGTTGGCCCAACAGGTGGTAACCCATTGTGGAAGGGTGCTCTGTCCACCTCTGCTTCTGTAACCGCTGGCGACACGTTCCAGATTACTTCGCTTACGCTCTCACTCGACTAGGCAGGTAGCCCGTCGTGGCTAGAACTGCTGTAACAGGCTTTACAGAAGCCTATGTTCATACAGACCCGTTTTATAGGGGCACGTACAAGGCCACATTAAGGCGTACTGCTTCCTCTGCTGGTGTTGTCAATGCTGCGATCACACGCACAAACCTAATAACCAACCCGACATTTGAAGTAAACACAACTGGTTGGTCTGCTAACGGCGGTGCGACACTAGCCAGAACAACAACTCAGCAACTTAGTGGTGCCGCTTCTTTGCTTGTAACGTCATCGGTTACTGACTATAACGGTGCCGTCACGACTACTCGTATACCAGTATTCCCTGGGCTTAGTTATTCGCTGAGTGCGTATTGCCGAAATGTCAGCGGAAGTACAAGACTTGTCTATATCGGTGTCCAATGGTATTCGGCCACCGGCACATACATATCTGTAAGTAAGACGCTTCTCCGGCCCGTCAAATGGCTGCGGTGCAGAACCCATGTAGGTTGCGTTCTCTGTTGGTGGTGTAAAAGTAGGCATTACGTTACGTAGTCTCCGTATCCAGCTGATATGAGCTCCGCTTTTTCCTCAGCGGTAACAAAGTTCTCATGCCCACCATGGTATACCTTTTCTACAGGTGTGCTGTCTCTGGTAACTATCGTTGTGTATGTTCCGTTTGTTAGCTTGTAAATATTTGATGCTCTTTGTCCAGGAGTCATGCGACCAAAGAAAGAGCTATTTGTATCTTTAGCTCCATACTTGGCCCACCTGAATTCCTTGTCCAGCGGAGGCCTGAATATGAAGGACTTAATCCAAAGCACTTCCCCCACGCTTCCGATTCCGGCAGCGTTTATAAACACTTGCACGGTTCTTGCCCCAACAGAAACCGACGATCCAGCAGCACTAGCGTTTGCCGTGCGGCGAACTGCAACAATCGCAGTTCCAGAAGACGTTCCGGTCCCTAAAGCAGTACAAGTCCTGATTACTAAACGAACAGAACTACTACTAGAGACGCCTTGACCGCTGGCAGTGGCGGTTCGTAGTTTGGTGATGACACGAACGCTCGCTGATGAACCTGTACCAGCAGATGCAGTAGCTGTTCTGAACAGTATTTCTCTTGAAGTTGTAGCTGAGGTTGCAGTTCCAGAACCGGTTGCTGTACGCACCCTGGTCAAAAGCCTTGTTACAGAAGAGCTTCCAGTTCCAGACACGGTTGCCGTCCGAAGGACAATGCGCAAACGGGTGGACGATGATGTTCCAGTACCGGAAGACGTGGCGGTACGAAGGGATATGCGAACCCTTGTTGCAGTAGATGTTCCTGTTCCGCTTGCTGTTGCTGTAAATGTAGCTGAGCACCTGCGCCATCCATTGCCCACATCAACAAGTGATGTGCTGGAAAAACCATTGAATGAGC